GACGACGCTCAAGTAGCAAGGTCTAGAGCTACTGTTCATTTTGGCATTTATGAGATGGAATTTGGAGCCTGCTTTTCTACAGATAGTAACGGGTTTTTTAAGAGGTCTTTACTCGAATCCTGCGTTGTCTCTCCCAACAATACAATTAGCCTCCCTAGTGGAGAAGTTAATTTTCAGCCTACCTCTAAAGGAAATCCCAACGCTAGATACGTGTTTGGAATTGACCCCGCTTCTGAGGTAGACAATTTTTCAATTATAGTTTTAGAGTTGCATGAAGATCATAGTAGAGTTGTTTATTGCTGGACAACAAATAGGTCAGAACATAAAGAAAAAATAAAAGCCAAAGTTGTAAAAGAAACAGATTTTTATTCTTATTGCGCTAGAAAAATTAGAGACTTAATGAAGGTTTTCCCATGTGAAGAAATTGCGATGGACGCTCAGGGTGGGGGAATTGCAGTTATGGAGGCTCTTCATGATAAGGATAAGATACAAGAAGGTGAGCTTCCTTTGTGGCCAATTATAGATGAGAAAAAGGAAAAAGATACCGATGGCAATCCCGGCTTGCATATACTTGAAATGATTCAATTTGCGAAAGCCGATTGGGTTGCTGAATCGAATCATGGAATGAGAAAAGACTTTGAGGACAAGGTTCTGCTTTTCCCTTATTTTGATTCTGCGACAATTGGTCTTGCTATATCCGACGACAAGATAAAAAATAGGCTATATGATACGCTAGAAGACTGCGTTATGGAAATAGAGGAGCTTAAAGATGAGCTTTCTATGATAATTATGACACAGACCATTTCGGGTAGAGATAAGTGGGACACTCCAGAAGTAAAACTTCCCGGCGGAAGGAAAAACCGACTGAGAAAAGATAGATATTCTGCCATACTTATGGCAAATATGTCAGCTAGAAAAATAAGAAGAACCCCTGCTTCTCCGGTGTATGAGTCTATTGGTGGATTTGTGGGCGGAGCAAGAAAAGACACTGCTGGGCCAAACTATGTTGGGCCTTCTTGGTTTACCGAAGGGATGAAAGATGTTTATTAATTTGGTGTATAATCATATTAGTTATCCGATCAATTCAATTACAATCCGAATAAGGTTATAGATAATGGACGACTCCACCCAAAACAGAGAAAAAACAAACTCTTTTGTTACTTGGTCTGATGAGTCTGGCAAGGAAAAAGCCCTGTCTGAAACATCTGATAATGTTAATTACTATGAGGGCATACAGAAGTCTACAGGATATAACCGAAGATCTTTCCTTGATATTGAGCCAAACCGCTCTGTAAGAACTGGCTTCACTAGAGAAGATTATAATAGATTTCGTGCTTCGGAGGCGGTTCCAAAGCAGCAAAAAGAAGCTATTCGCATGTGTATGGCTGCATACGATAGGGTTGGTATTATACGAAATGTTGTTGATCTTATGGCTGACTTTGCTGGTCAGGGTATAACAATTGTTCATCCAAATAAAAGAATAGAGAAGTTTTTTAAGGCTTGGTTTAGAAAGGTTCACGGAAAAGAGAGATCTGAAAGATTTCTAAACACTCTTTATAGATGTGGAAACGTAGTAGTAAAAAGAAGAATAGCTAAGATAAACAAAAAGGTAGAAAAAGAGTTAAGGTCTATAGGGAAGACAGATACCGAGATTAAAAGTCTCACTTTTAAGAAAAGGGAAATTCCTTGGAAGTTTGATTTTCTTAACCCGTTGTCAGTTGAGGTTGTCGGTGAAGAGCTTGCTACTTTTGTAGGTCAGCCACAATACGCTCTGAAGGTTTCAAAGATAGTAAGAAACTTAGCAAACCGTGGACTTAGAGGTGGGAGAAGCTACCATCAAAAATTAGCAGCCCTACTTCCTCCTGATATTATTAACGCTATTAAGCGTGGAGAAAAAACCATACCGTTAGATCCAGATAAGGTTTCTGTATTTTTCTACAAGAAGGATGATTGGTTGGTTTGGTCTAATCCAATGATTTATGCAATATTGGATGATATCATCATGCTTGAAAAAATGAAGCTGGCAGATATATCAGCGCTTGATGGTGCCATTTCTAATATAAGACTTTGGAGTCTTGGTGATTTAGACAATAAAATTCTACCGACTAAAGCTGCTATTAATAAGCTAAGAAATATACTGGCCAGTAACGTGGGCGGTGGGACTATGGATCTTGTGTGGGGGCCAGAACTCCAATTCAAAGAATCTAGCTCTCAAGTATATAAATTTTTGGGGAAGGAGAAATATGAACCAGTTCTTACAAATATTTATGCTGGCCTTGGCGTTCCTCCTACCCTCACTGGCATGGCGAGCGGCGCTGGCGGCTTTACTAATAACTTTATTAGTCTCAAGACCCTCGTTGAAAGGCTGGAGTATGGTCGTCAAATCCTTCTCAACTGGTGGGATCAAGAATTAGAGATAGTGCAAAAAGCTATGGGGTTTAGGCTTCCAGCAAGAATTCATTTTGACCAAATGGTTTTATCTGACGAAGCTTCTGAAAAGAATCTCCTTGTTCAACTTATTGATAGAAATATTGTTAGCTCGGAAACCGTTCTTGAAAGGTTTGGGGAGATTCCAGAGATTGAAAAGATAAGAATACGAAGAGAGGAAAAAGAACGAAAGGCTGAATCTATGCCGCAAAAAGCCAGCCCGTATCATAACCCTCAACATAGAAACGATCTTGAAAAGATCGCCCTAAACAAAGACTTGATTGGCCCTGATGATTTGGGTTTACTCCCATCTAACGATGTTGGCCCTAACCCTCTGACAACGCCGGATGACCGTAAGGAGCATGAAATTGTAGAAGAGCCACCGACAGATCAGCCAGAAGACAGACCACCGGAAGATAAAGAAAACAAGCCACCCCCAAAAAACAAAAAGGGCGTGACAGACAAAGAATTTTATGATCCTGTTGGTAGGCCAGAAGATGGAAGGCCAAAAATGTCTAGGGACAAATTTAAGCGCAAGCAGCGGGAAGATAAGCCACGGCAATCTGGTAGTTTAGATTTTATTAGTTTATCTTTGTGGACGACAGACGCACAGAAGAAAATATCAGAAACTATGAACCCCGCTATATTAGCACATTTCGATAAAAAGAATTTGAGAAGTCTAACTAAAAGCGAAATGGATCAACTTGAACATTTAAAGCTTTGTATTCTTTGTAATATGCAGCCTTTTATGGAAATCGATGCTGACGCCATAAATGACATTCTCAAAAATAGAACGGGCGTTGATTCTGGGGTTGCTATGTCAGTACGAGATGCTAAAAATCAATTTTTGACACAAAATGGAAGACAGCCCACTATTGATGAAATTAGACAAATGCATGTTTCTATTTATGCTTTAAGTAAAACAGAGTAACGGTTTCCAACAATATTTTTACCTTATGGTGTATATTTCTATGAGGTATCAAATGAAAATCGCCATATATAAATCAGAAATAGAAGACGGGCTTGAAGAAGCTATAGCTTCTAATAATTCTATTGCTTTTTCTACGCCTGCTACTATATCAAAAATGTCTGAGTCCGAAGAGGCTATTGCTAGAGATGTAGCTATTGATAAACTTTTGTCAAAAGCCGAAAGCAATCCTGACCAGATTGATCTTTATTATCTTAACTCCGTTCTTGTTTCTACTGGGTGGAATAAGAACGATGATGTTTTTAGCAAGAGAGAAATGTGGGCGGCGAGAAAAACCCCAGAAGATAAACAGTTTAACTTTATGCACGACGAGAAAGATATCATTGGTCATATAACTTCTAGTATTGTTATTGACGCAGAAGGCAAAACTATAGAAGACGGCCTAAATTCCAAAGACCTCCCAGAAAAGTTTGATATTATAACAAGTGCTGTTCTTTATAATAGCTGGAGCGATCCAGACTTAAAGGATAGAATGGGAAATTTAATTGATGAAATTGAAGGGGGAAAATGGTATGTTAGTATGGAGTGCTTGTTCGCTGGCTTTGATTATGCCTTGGTTGACCCAAAAGGTAATCATAAGGTTTTAGCTAGAGACAAGGCTTCTGCCTTTTTAACAAAACATCTTAGGGCGTATGGAGGATCGGGGGAATATGAAGGATATAAAATAGGAAGGCTACTAAACAATGTAGCATTTTCAGGCAAAGGGTTAGTTAGCAATCCCGCAAATCCTCGCAGCGTGATTCTTAATGATGTTGACCCCTTTGACGACGCTGAAGCAATAACAATTACTACTTCTAATTTTAAGGAGAATTCCAATATGTCTAATGAACTTTTAGAAAAACAGATTGAGGAGCTTAAGGCTGATTTGGTTAAGGCCAAGTCGGACGCGGCAGCACTCAAGGCTGAGATTTCTAATCAGAAAGACGAAGAAATTAAGACGCAAGTTGAAGCTTTTGAAGCCAAGTTGGCTGAACACGATGAAGCTGTTAATCAAGCGAAGGCTGATCTTGAGGCTATGGAGTCTAAGGTTGCTGAGCTTGAGGGTTCACTTACGGACAAAGATGAGAAGCTCAATGAGGCTACCGCCAAGATTGAAACTCACGAAGCAGAAGTTAAGACTATGGCTCGCAGAGCGGCCTTGGTTGAGGCTGGTGTGGATGAGGCTGATATTGAAGGGCTTCTTGAAACCTTCGCTGAAGCTACGGATGAAATGTTCGAAGCTGTTGTCGCCATGGGACCAAAGAAGCCACCAAAGGGTGAATGGCCCCCTAAGAAGAAAGATGACGACAAAGATGACGACAAAGACGAAAAGGGTCGTCGAACGCCGTCTAGCTCTGAGGTAGAAGCGGATCTTCAAACTGATGAATCTGACGAAGCTGAAGAGGGAGCCGAAGCTGACATCCTTGAGGATGCTGAAGAAGAAGTTGAACCCGCCCTTGCTGACGGTGGAGACGACGCTCTTGAAGAGTTGTCCTCTGTTGCAAGTGAATGGCTGGAAACCAAGGTTCTTCGCACAACCGCGAATCTAAAAAAGTAAGTAATGTTTTTTAAGGAGACATAAAAATGGCTTTGAAAGCTGATAGAAACGAACTCGATGTAGATATTTCGTTTTTCTACAACGAAGGCACGGCTTCCAGAGGTGGCGTTACAGTTATCGACACGGTCGGTTCTGGTGCTGCCATGGATCAAGCTGGCGCAAAAGTGAAGTATGCCGTTGCAACCAACGCTTTGGTTCCAGTTGGCATTCTACTCAACGATGTTGTTAATCTCGACCTTACTCGCCAGCATATTAACTGGCATAAGGATGAGGTTCAAAAGGGTGGTAAGGTTAGCCTTCTGAAAAAGGGTTGGATTGTCACCAATTTGGTTGACAGCGCAGCTCCTCTTCACGGCACAACCGTTACCGCTGGACAAATTGCTTATGCAAGTTCAGGTACTGCTGGTTACATTAGTAATCAATATACCCATGCTCATGCTAAGCCTAATAAGTTAGCTGTTGGTAGATTCTTGTCAACCGTCGATGATGAAGGTTACTACAAGGTCGAAATTAACCTACCAAATAGTAATACTAATTAACAAACCTCAATCCTAATTAAGGAGAAGATAAATGAGTAGAATGACCAAACCTGATGATCATTTTATTGATCTCATCAAGCGCTCTGGTAGCGCTGATAAGAATGAAGCTCTTTCGGCGCAGAGAGAGCTTGCTGTAGCTTTGGAACTTCCGTTGCGTAAGGGTGTTCTCGTGGGCGATGTCCTCGATGGCATTTTTGAGAAGATCCAAATGGCCCCCGGATCTGCTGCGGAATTTCCGCTTGATCTGTTGGCTCCCGGTACTGAAGGCGATCACGTCGCTTACACTAATCCCGGTCACGGTCGCGTTCCAGAGCGAGCGGTCGAAGGCGATTACGTTATGGTTCCGACCTATAGCGTAGCTTCCTCGATTGATTACCTGCTTCGTTATGCCCGTGAAGCCCGATGGGATGTTGTGGGACGCGCCATGCAGGTGCTGGAAGCTGGCTTTACTAAGAAGATGAACGATGATGGTTGGCATACGATGCTGGCTGCTGGCGTTGACCGTAATATTTTGGTCTATGACGCTGATGCATCCGCTGGTCAGTTTACCAAGCGTCTTGTTTCTCTGATGAAGACTGTCATGCGGCGTAACGCTGGCGGTAATAGTGGTTCACTAAATCGCGGTCGTTTGACCGATCTTTTCCTCTCGCCGGAAGCTCTTGAAGACATCCGCAACTGGGGTCTTGATCAGGTTGATGAAGTAACTCGTCGTGAGATCTATCTCGCTAGTGACGACGGTGCTGCTTTGACTCGCGTGTTTGGTGTTAACCTCAATGATATGGATGAGCTTGGTGAAGACCAAGAATACCAACGCTTCTTTTCCAACCAACTTGGCGGTGCCATTCAGGGTAGCGATAAGGAATTGGTGGTTGGTCTTGATCTGTCTGCTAACGATAGCTTTATTATGCCTATCAAGCAAGATATTCAGATCTTTGAAGATGACGCTCTCCATCGTCATCAGCGTGCTGGTTTCTACGGCTGGGCTGAGATTGGATTTGCCGTTCTCGATAACCGAAGAACCCTTCTTGGCTCCTTCTAATTATCCCAGCGCCACATTAAAGCCGTCCTCAAAATGTTTTGAGGGCGGTTTTTTTGTATACTTGGTGTATAATAGTGTGTAGTTTAATTGCAGTGGGATTACTATGACTAAGAGAACAAAAACTGAGTTAGCCGCTCAGGTAACGTCCAATTTGCCAGATAATACCGCTGGTTTAATAGGGCCAGACAATATTAGGGCTGTTTTTACTGACGTGGGAGACTCTCTTGTTTTTTGGAGTGATAGCGCCCCGTCGAGTATAACAGATACTGGTGTGGTTGGCGAAATAAAAATAGCTGGCACGGTAATAGAAAGCATTACGGTATACCATTTATATGTTTGTGTGGCTACAAACGTGTGGAGAAGAACAGAATTAACATCTTTCTAGAAAGAGGAGTTATATACTATGTCAGATGCCATGACAAATTATTTGGAAAATAAGCTAATTAATCACGTACTAAGAAACACGGCTTATACCACCCCCGGAGCTAGCGTATATGTTGGTTTAATCGGGTTTTATGAGGCAACGGCTCTTGAGACGGGTAAAACAGCCTCAAAAGAAAAAAGTGGCGGTGCATACGCGAGAGTTCAGGTTACAGCTTGGACAAGCCCAATTGACGTAGGCACTTCAGGGTCTATTACTAACACGGGTGCCATTACTTTTCCCACGGCTACAGCCGACTGGGGTCATGTTTCTGGTGTGATTGTTACTGATCACCTTACTGCTGGAAATGTCTTGCTTCATGGGGCGTTAACGTCGTCTAGAGAAGTAAAAGATGGCGATGTATTTAAGTTCAATGCTACGGACTTAGACATTAGCTTCTCATAGTATCGCCTTTTAACCTAAAAGGAGGTGATGCATGGCTCTAGTAGTTAAAGATAGGGTAAAAGAGACTACCACTACTGAGGATGCTGGTATAATTAGCCTTGGAGGTGCTGTAGCT